CCCTGTTAACTGCCCCATGTGGCCTCGGCCATTCATTACTTCTTCAAAGGTAGTTTGGGTGTAGTCAAGCCAATGTTTACTGGCTTTCTTGAGATTAAAACCCCAAGCGAGGTCTTTCACAAAACCATTATAAGAATGCGCTGCGTCACTCTCTTTAGCACAGAACTTGTTTACCAAGTCCTCTTGCTTCTCAATGTCTTGACTACCATAGGCGGCCATAATGTCAGGTAACAAGCTGTACAAACCTGTCAACTGACGCTTGGCGAAGTCAGACTTTGTGTAAGTGTCAGAATTATAAGCTGTAACACATAAAATCAGGGTGTCTAACACCTTTCCATGAGGGAGTTTCCATTTCGTGTTTAAGCCTTTCTCTAGCATCACAATCTCAAACGGAGCATTGTGGATAATGAAGTAACCCTTATAACTATCCAAAAGTGGACGTACCTCTTCAAAACTAATACAGTTTTGGGTATCAGCGTGGGCGAGGTTAAAGTAGTACGACTCATTAGTACCATCAGGGTAGAGCGAGAAGCCTGTAACAGTTGTACGGTTCGTGTCGAAGATTAACTTTGAACCTGCTGATTTTTTACCTTCCTCGTCAACTTTCATTAAGTCATTTAAACCGTCATGGCGGAGGGCATCGTGGGTTTCAATATCAAAGCCAAGTAACTGGGTGTTGGCCAAGATACCTTGAAGCTTGGCTAAAACCTCCGTTAAGTTTCTACGGTCAACTAGGGTCTTGAGTATTTTATTTGGGTCTAACATGGTATCGACTCACTTGAGTGGTGGGGTGGTGTTTCGTTTTTGGAAACAGTGGTTAACCATTTAGGGTGCCATCAACAAAGTCCTTAGGGTCAAGCTGTTGCTCTTTTTCCAGCCATAGTTTTTCGAGCCGCTTTACGGCGATACGGAAGTTGGGGTCTCTTCGCATCAATCCACGAACTTCTTTTTCTTCATTACCCGCCATTAGGTTTTGAATTTGGAAAGTGTCAATAAAATCTTTCACTAAGTTAAAAATTTGGATTTCATCTGTTTTAAACTTAAAGATATAGGGAAGACTTTTAGTGACAGCGAGGGGGGACTCACAGCCTTTGGAAATATTAAGTCTACCCCTATCAGTTCCAACACGGATTAAAAAACCTTGTTGAGCTAGGTATGCGCTTAAAGGTTCTAAAACAATCTTTGGCAAACTGAGGCTGTAAATATATTTTGACATGGTTCTAATTCCACAAGTATTTGTTAAGGGTCTCTTGGAGCTTAAACGAGTTATAAGTTCCAACTAAGGTGCATTTGTCACCTAATTCAGCCATATTAACAGGGATAAAGCCGACAATCTTCCAGTAGGTTTGTAATAATTGTTGGTTCTGTGTAACTTGCATCCACTCTAAGGGTTTTTTAGTTAAACCTTTATGGGGAAACATATTACCCATCCAGTCGGGTGTGTCTTCAAAAGCTCCTTCAAACCACTGCACCCATTGTGCTTTATCCTGCTCGTCAAGTAAGTCCCACTTACCTTTGCCAAAGCCCTCGATGCCACCAATGTTGTCAGAGCTATCGCCAACGAGTGTTTTGTACAGCCGAATATCTTTTGGCTCAACATGAGCTAAGGTTTTGCTTCTGTCAGTGACTTTTACCGTGTCACAGACAAGTGCTTGGAAATCCGCATCATTAGAGTGGATTAGGATAGGGTGTGTACCTTTATAGGTGTTCGTCAACGCAGCGATGATGTCGTCAGCCTCTAAGCCGTCTTTCTTGATAACGAGGGTGTTACCACAGTACGGTAAAAACTCACGCTCTACGGTGCGTAAGAAGTCGTAGAAACCGTTGTCTATGGCAGCTTGAACATTACGTTTAGCTTTGTACTCAGGGTAAAGTTTTAGGCGCGGTTTCTTGGCACCGATACCGTCAAACACCCATATATGCAATTCAGCAGGGTTTTGGTTAATCATTTGAGTGATTGTTTCACCGCGTTCGAAGGCTCGGCGAATGTAGTTATTAGCGTCAATAATGTGAACAGTCATGGCAACCTCAAAGTAACCTTAGGGAAGGTTTAGGTAAAAAAAGACCCGCGTGTGCGGGTCTAAAGAAGGGTAACTTAACTGTGTTTTAATTACTCTTGGTCAAAGTATTCGCCAATCAATTTGAAAGTGAATAAACCCCAAGGTTTGCAGTTTGGTTTAGTTGCAACTTTGTAGCCGACTTCGACTTCAACGTCTTTACCGCGTAAACCTGCTTTGGTAACTTCTTGCAAAAAGGCTTGCCATACTTTATGTTGGCTGAAGCTGAAGCTTGTTGCGACCACTTTGCCTTCTTCAACTGTACCTGCTTGAGCGAGCAAGGTCATTGCTACTTCAGCAGTTTGGAAGTCATAGCACCGTGGGTCTTCAGCTTTGGCTTGAGCAATAACATCATTCCAGTTACGGCCATCAACTGCTAAGGCTAACCCCGATTTTGGGTTGTTGTAAGTCTTAGCAAACTTGGAAGGATTACCCCAAGAGATGCTTTGCATTACACGGTAGCCGACACCCATGTTCATATTGATAACAGCACGGAAAGAGTCAACAGCAGTTTTTGCTGTGGCTTCTTTGGTCATCAATAAACCATCAGGGCAAACTTTAATCCATGAATCAACCACTAAACCTGATTGGATAGCGTCTTCTTCAGTGAATTGAGCAGGGGCAGCAGTAGAAGGGAGTTGGTTTGTTGCAGGAACCATTTGTTGAGCTTGGTCGATTAAAGCCTGAGCTTGAGCAGCAGCTTGAGCCATTGCTTGTTGAACTGGGTCTAATGTAGCTTGGTTAGTTGCAGTAGTCATAATCTTTGTCTCGTAGTTTGTGTTTAAGTAGTTTGAAGTACCGAACCGCTAAAGTGCTTTTCGATGAAGCAAGTTTGTCTCGAAACCACTGTGGTGTAAAGCGGTATCGTGTAACAGTTTGTAAAGATTTCTAAGTTTTTAAGGTTTTCACTGGCTACCATAGAAGTGCTAAAAGGTAAAGTTTTTTATAGACGGCTCTCAAACCATTGGTGGTAAAGGGTTTGCTCGGGAAAGGGGAAACTCATTTAGGTTAGCTCTAAGAAATAAAGAGTGCGCTATTATAATAATAATAAGTATATATAAATTTTTCTTCGTGGGTACTAAATATCTTTTCTCTAACCTAAAGAAGTTTTCTATTTTTACTTAAAACACTGTGGTATCAAGGCTTAGACGGTTACTTAGAAAAAACTTTACAAAAGAGTTAATCTGTGGTTGAAGCGTCCTTGCTTCTAAAAATCCTTAAACCACTATACTTGACCACTCACTACTTGTTTAATCAACTGCTTAATTGAACCATTACGCATGATGTTATCTTCCACGCTAACTACAACATCATTGGCCCCCATTTGCCGCTGCTGGTCAGGTGAAACAACATAAACATTCACTGGCGGTGCCTGTGTGACGTTTACCTGCGGAGCTGTGGTCTTACCCTCCAACTGCTTCAACGACCCCGTGGTGACGCTATTTAGGCGGTCTAGGAACGGTTTGCCGAGTGCTGAGGTAGCTGTTGGTTTCAATACGAACTCGTTTGGGCGCAAATAGGCAGGAATAATATCATGGCCAATATCTGTGCCACTAACATAACCTCCACCCGCATAGTGCCTTGCACCTTGATAGTTTCCATTTATGAAACCCCCTTGGCTTGCTGTACGGGAGACTAGCGGATTGATAGGTAAGTCTGTCATACCTTTGGTGTTTACCCCACCAAACAAGCCTCCTAATAAACCCGACCCCAGTTTCCCTAGAATACCCAGCCCAGTGCTGCCATCGCTTTTACCAAGTAACATATCGGTGAACATGGTTGCAGTACGGTCAGTAACCACTTTAAGCATACTTTGAAGGATGGATTTACCCATTGCCTCGAAAGCGTTCTTAACGTCCTCGGTGTTTTGAATCATGCCTGAAGCCCAATCCCCCATAATGGTGGATAGACCCGATGACATGGCTTCTTGACCTGCTCTGAGGCTTTTAGTTAACTCCTCTATCGGGTCAAAAACTGTTTCCTTGAGGTAGTTCATAGACTCCTCAGTTTCACCCTGCATTTGCTCCTTGATTTTAGTCATCTCTTCAAGGCTCTTCTTATGAGCTTGAAGTACCTTGTCTACTGAACTATATTCGTCCTGAGCAAGCTTAATTTGGTCAGCCGTTTCTGTTCTGTCAAATAGACCCGTTGCTTGGTCTTCTTTTAACTTCGTTAGCTTATCCTCAGCCGCTTTACGTTCCGCTTCAAACTTAGCTACGTCCTCTTTTTCCTTGGCCAGTCTGAGGTTTAAGGGGTCAAGGTCTACAAGGTTATTGGCTAAACGGTCTTGGTGGAATTTCGCTTTAACTCCTGCCATTTGTTGTTTAGCCGCAGCACGTGCAAAGAATCCTCCTGTACCTTTACCGAACTGAGCATACTCTTGAGAGATACCTGTACGGTTGGCCACTGTTTTAGCTTTCTTAGCTAAGTCTTTGTTTACTAACCCAAACATCTCACCATCGGATAAGGTTCTACCTGCTTGAGACTCTAAATCCGCCATGCGTGACTTTGAATCGCGGTCTAGCTTGCTTCGCTTAGCTTTTAGGTCATCCATCCATGTGTCTTGTGCCTCAACATAATACTTCAGGTCTAGCTCACGTCTATAAGAAGCTAACTCTTGTTTATCCTCTTTACCGTACTGAGTAATCTTATCTAATTGCTCCTGACGGGTTCTAGCAAACGCAGCCATTTTAGCTCTTTGCTCTTGAGCTTTTTCAGCTAAAGCAGCATCCCCACCCTTAGTGGTTAATCTAGCTAAAGCTTCTTCCGCAGCTAGTAGCTCCCTAAACGCAGCATCTAATTTTCCACCGCGTTCTTTCTCTTGAGACATAATGTCCGAGTCTTGGTAAACCTTTAAGGCTTCCTCATACTCAGCTTTACGGGCAGCAACCCCTGCTCTTGCAGTCGAGGTAGCCATCTCAAGGTACTTCTTATTACCTTCTTTAAGAACAGCATCAGCCTCAGCAATGGCATCGTCATACTTTTTACGGTTAAGTAAAACTAGGTCTTTTTGCTTATTCCAAGCTGTACGGTTTACTATCTGTTGAGGGGTACCTCCCTCTTTAGGAAGCTCTGCAAGGAGTTTATCAATACCTGCCGTACTGGATAGAATAAATTGAAGCTCCTTACGCGCATATTCCCCAATAGCAACCTTTCTTTCATCAAGATTAGGGTACTTTAAATCCGCATCTGCTCTCATTTGGTTGTATTCAAGACCACGAGATTCGGCTAATGACACATAGGATTGAGGGTTCTTATAAGCATTATTCATGCTATCAATGTCTAGCCGAGTAGTATCTGTAGTATTATGAATTTTTGCCCTAACCTCAGACTCTGTAGCCAATACACGAGCGTGTTGAAAGGTTTTTTCAGCTAGAGTGATAGTCTCTTCAATAGCCTTTTTCATTTCAGGTCTAAAGCTAGAACTATTTGTAGAAACTAGGCGGCGAATCTTAGCCATAATTTCTGCAGGGCTATACTCACTATTGGGTTTGACTTTACCACTTTTTAGGGAAGATACTGCTTCGGTAGCTAAGTTTTTTCTTAAAGCCTCCACCTGTTGAAAAGGTTTAAGTTTTTCAAACTCTTTAATACCAGTAGTGGTGAAATCCATTTTTCCTTGCATAGTTCTTGAGACAAGGGCTGAAAGTTTCTGCACATCCTCTGATTTAGCAAATTCCTTAGCCGTAGCAACCTTTTGGTCAAGCTCGTCAAGAGATGTTTTTTCAAGGTTATACGCATCTTCCTTCTGCTTAGTAAATTGAACCTCACGAAGTTTCTCTAACTTGGCGATTAGCGCAGGAGCTTTTAAGGTTGATAAATCATCAAAAGTTAAACCCAAATCCCTAAATTGAGCTTCTAAAGCTTTACCTGTCGCTGTGGTTTCAATCTGACTAGAAACTAAAGTACCGTAGCGGTCTGCAACCTTCTTAATAGCCTCATCCAAATTACTCACACTATCTTTGGTTGCGTTATAAACTTGCTTAGCCTCATTATGCTTACCTGTAGCAGTGTCCAAATCGGTGGTCATGCGTTCAAGTTCATTATTGTGGGAAATGTACGCTGCAGTTGCAAACCCTAACCCTGCTAAAAGACCCACCCACCCTGATTTTGAGAGTCCAATCAAAGCACCCTGAGCTGTTCTAGCAGCAAAAGTCATACTGACTAAACCTGCTGTCATTTTAGCCAGCCAAGCAACGGCTACAGCTGCGGTAAGGGAAGCTAAGACTGTTCCAAGAACACGCAATGCGGTGCTACCTTCCTCACTATTTTCCATCATGTGAGCAAAAGCCTTAGCTACATCACGAGCCAAAGCGGTGACGGGTTTTAACCCCTCGGCTGCTACAATACCTAAGTTAGATTTTAGGTGGTCAAGCTGTACAACTAACCCTTCCATTTGAACATAGTTGGCTGTAAAAGCCGCATTGGTGTCCAGCAAGCTCTCCTGCAAGGCATCAAAGTCGTCTAAGTTACCTGATAGAGCGGAGAAGGCAGCAGCAGAACGAACCTCAAATGTAGCCATCGCGTCTGCTGTTGTAAATCCTGCAGAGCGAAGATTCTTTAATACCCCCGCCAAACCGTTGGCTCTGAAGTCAATTTGGTTTAACGAGATACCTAAACCATCTAGGCGGTCTTTCAACTTGGTACTTGGACGCTCAAGGTCGAGTAACATTTGGCGGAAACCAGTACCAAGTGTTGAACCACTACGAATACCAGCGTTGGCCATTGCACCTAAGGCAGCAGTTAATTCCTCGAAAGTAACCCCAGCGTCAGCAGAGATGTTACCTGCATACTGAATACCTAAGGCCACCTTTTGAATGTCTAACTTAGAACGGTTTAACGCTTCAGTTAGTTGGTTGGCAATTTGTTCTGTTGTGGCCGCAGACTTATTAAAAACGGAGATTACTGAAGTTACCACGTCCACCGCTTTGCCTAGCTCAGTACCTGTCGCCTGAGCAAGCATAATAACGCCTCTCATCGAAGACGAGATTTCACTAACTGTGAAACCTGCCTGAGCCAAGAGAACGGCAGTTTTACCTACCTCAGCCGCGCTAAACTTACTTGCTTGTGCTACATCAATCAGGTTCAGCTTCAAGCCTACCATCTCGTAGTTAGTCGCTGCAGAGATAGCTTGGAGTTGTTTAAACGCTGAATCTAACTCCATAGCAGAGCTAATAGCCGAACTAAATAAGGACTGGAAGCCACCAAGTAGTTTGTAGTTCAACATCAACCCTGCTTGGATTGCCATTAAGCTGGCACCACCATCTCCGAGTACACGTTCTCGACTCACAGCACGGCCATCAGCTTGTGCTTCAGGATTCAAACGTAAACGCTGATTAGCGTGGTTTAATAACTTAGTGTCTTCTAAACGAGCCTGTGGGGTCTGAGCAATACCTTGACGATATTTTAAAACCTGTTTCGCCATCTCAAGCTCTTGGCGGTTTAAACCATTCAATGACTCTTTAGTGAAATAGTGGGTCTCAGCCAGTTTCTTTATTAAAGTCATTTGTTGGATTTGCTGTTGCCCCGCTGCGGCTGCCGCACGTGCAATTTTTGCTTCTTCCTGCTCACGGAGTTTGAGTAAAAAAAGCATATCCTTAGCGTGTTCCCTATCAGCTTGGGGACCCACTCTTGTCGCATAGTTTAAAGCTGCACGAGCTTCTCTAAACTGTGTAGGCTGAAGAGCTTCTATAGCGGTAGGTGTATGGTAGGTTGAGTTTCTACGAGCTTGCTCAAAACGAGCTATATCCTCTGCTCTAGCACGAAGACGAGCTTCGGAGTCACCAATTAAGGTAGCCCTTTGCTGGGTCGCTTGAGTAGCTAACCCCTCTCGGTATTGTCTGAGTTTAAACTTTTCAGCATAAACAGGGTCATTTGCCATCTTATGTTGGTGTTCGGCATTCTTCTCAGCAGCTCTAGTTGCTTTTGCTGCCGCTTTAACTTGAGCTTTTAGATGATCAAGTAAAGCTAAAGCTTGTTCCTCAGCAGCACTACCTGCCTCAGCCGTTCTAACACGGTAGTTGAGAATTTTTTTAGCTTGCGCTATCTCGACAGCACCGAGATTGTTCAAGTCAGCCGTTGTTCTAAAACGGGTTGCATTCTGTTGCTCTAAAGCTTTAGTTCTATTTAACTGCTCAGTCTTCTGTTGAATAGCACGGGTACCCAAGTCCGTTGAGGTATTTGCGTGTTTAGGGTTAAGTAACTCAAGGTTACGAGCTTCACGGTTTAAGGCTGCGTGTTTACCAACCTCATCTAAATCTCTTTTAGCTCTCAGGCTGCGGATTGCGTCATCAGTGATATTACGCATCCGTATCGCTTCAGCACGGTCTGCAGGGCTTAAAGTGTTGTTATAGGCTGAGGTGCTGTACCCCTTACGAATGCTTCGTAACAAAGTAGGGTCAGTTTGAGAGCGAACATCTCCGACCTGTAACAAGCCCTTAGCCGCTTTGTCACGCATTTCAAGAAGACGGTTATTAGCTATAGCAGTAGTTTTTTTAGCCTCAGCAGCCGCTTGCTTCTGTCTAACCTGTTCTTCTTTAAGGCGAGCTTCAAGAGCTTTTTTCGCCATCTGGTTTTTGCTTTGAGTATCTCCTTTAGCCTCAGCAGCCGCTTGCTTCTGTCTAACCTGTTCTTCTTTAAGGCGATTCTTAGCTACTTTTTTAGCTGCTAAAGCTGAGGCAGCAAGAGCGTCTTTTTCCTCATTAAGTTTTTGAATAACAGCGTTGATAGCTGTGTTCAGACGTTTAGGCGCGTTGGCTTCTAAACTTAGGACATTAGGGTCTAGCTCAGCTTTACGAGTCTGCCTTTGAAGGGATTTTAATTCACCTAAGAGTCTAGCTTTATCGCCACTTCCAAGTATAAACTTTTGCAACTCCTCCGAGCTTAGGTTACCAGTTCTAGCTTTCTTGAAAATATCATCTTTTATAGACTTTCTAGGGTCTATGCTATAACTAGGCGGCCCCTCTTTTGGAGCTAAAGAGAGGTTATCCACTTTACGCTGAAGGCTAACAGCGTTTTTTTGTCTAACTTCTTCTTCTTTAAGGCGAGCTTCAAGAGCTTTTTTCGCCATTTGGTTTTTGCTTTGAGTATCTCCTTTAGCCTCAGCAGCCGCTTTGTTCAACTGCTCAGTGCGTCTCTGCAAAGCCTTTTGGTACTCTCGCTCTTGTGTGTGTAACTCGCTACCAAAGGGGGCGGAGACCTTATCCCCACGAACCTTACTTGCTTCTAAGTGTCTTTGAACCTCATCACGGCTAAGTCTAGCGATGTCAGCAGGGTTTAACCTGCCTAATTTGTCAGCGTTTTTACGACCTGTTTCCGCAGCCTCTTGGTAAGGGGAGATGGGTTTAAACTTGGTGGCGTAAGTTGACTTAGCCTGTTGATAAACCTCAGTCCACTTTAGTAAATCCTCTTTTTGACCTGTCTTTCTTAAATGACCAATGTATTGGGTCATATTTTGCAGGGCAACAGTACCTTTAGCCTTATCCTTGGAGTCACCCGCAGTTAATTTATTAAAATACTCTAACTCTTTAGGTTTGGTAAACTTTTGTGCTTGTAGTTGCGTAAGGCGAGATTGAGTTGCACTCAAAGCTGACTGAATGTTGGACTTTTGTGTAGGTGTTAAATCACTACGCAAGCTGTGAGCTTTAAGCCTGTTTTCTAACTGCTTAGCCTCAAGTTCTGAAACCTGTCTAATTTGAGTTAATCGACTTTTACCTTCCCTGATTTCGTGAGCCAAACCTATAATACGGTTACGCTGCACACTGGCATCGTGACTTTCATTTTCGCGCTTAACACGCGCTTGGTCTCTAATAGCTTTAGTATGTGCCTCAGTTAGCGCAAGAGCTTGTTTAGACACCTCATTGTTAATACCTGACTGCGAGAAACCTTTATTGATGGCTTTTAAAGCCTCAATGTTACCTTTGTGTTCCTCAACCTGTTTAGTAGTTAAGGTTCCCGAAAAAGCCGCCAACTGGAGTTTCTTATTGTTTAGTTGAGAGTATTGAGTAGTTAAACCAATAAGCTCGGACATAGAAGCTGTGACAGCTTTAATGGTTGTCAGGTCACTGGTGCCTAAGCCCAGCTTCATTTTAGCTAGGGCATCAGCCCCTAAGTGCATAGAGTTAAGTAATTGCAACCCTGTCTTTAAACTGCTAACCTCGACTAAAGTCAAACCTTTTCCATCTATACCACTTAAAGCTGACTTCATCTCCCCTGCTTTAGCTTTAAGATTTCCAAGCTCGGCAACAAGCTTCGTGGCGTGACCAAGTTGCGTGGCTAAGGTTTGGGTTAAGGTGTCTTTACCTATGAGGGTATCAAAAATCAACTTACTCTCTTTATTACCTTCACTCATAGGTTAACCCCTTCCAAAAATATCACTAAATAGTTTAATAGCCTCATGGCTAGACCGTACCACATTTTTCTCAGGCACCTTAGCCTGACTTAAACTACCCTTGCTAGAGCTTGAAGTCTCAGCCTCACTGTTACCAAAAATTTGGGAAGCAACATTAGCAATGGCCTCATACATTTGAGAGCCTTCTACTTGCTTCTCCCCAACCTTGAAACGGAGTTTTAACTGGATGTCCTCAAATGTGTCGCGCCAATATACTTCCCGCAATTCACTTTTAGAACACCCGTAAGCCCAAGCTAGAGCCTCTTGAAAACTTAAACTTTTGAACCAACTTTGGAAAGCTTGGAACTCAATTCCTCCCCTTCCTCGGGCTTGTACTGCTGAGCTATCTTCGCCGAGTTCTGAAGATTCCGCAGAAAAAAATAGGTGAGGTTCTCTAACACCCAAGCTAAGATATGGAGAATCTCATCCATTGGGGCTTCAATACTGTCAATATCTGCGGCTTCGATTTGACGACCTTTCTCATCATAGGTGGAAAAAACCTGACTCAGCAAAGCTTGTTGCAAGTCACTGTCCACCATAATTAAACCTAGTGTTTCTACATTACCTGAGATACGGGCAAGGCGGTTAAGTAGACCAAAGGTCATTTTTATTTCTCGACCACTACTCAGAATAAAGTAGGGTTCAGGGGCTTTGTATTCTTGGGTTAAAATAGTCATAAACGTGTCCTCTATTGAAGTCTTAGATTGTAACAGGGCAGGGGAGTTTTGTTAAGGGAATTGACGGATTCTTAAATAGCACTTAGAAGGCAAACTCCTTTAACTACTGTAGAAGATATTCTATGCAAACTAACCAACTAATGCAGGTAAGAATAGGCGACCATGTTCTAGGTATTGAACATAAAACAATGATTGGTAGTCTAACAGAGGTGTGGAAGATAGGTAATGCCTACCGTAAAATGCGAGGCTTACCTGAGCTTGACCTCTCCCACTGGATGAGAAGCCCTGATACTTTAGAGTATGTTAAAGTAGTGGAGAAAGACTTAGGTTTTGAATATGCGGATTCCGCGCATTACGAAGTTAATAAATCTGTGTTAAACCACGCTATTATATCCCCCCTTATTAAGACAAAAAGAGGCAAGGGCGGTGGAACATGGGCACACCTATACATCCTCCTAGATGCCGCAGCACGTTTAGACCCAAACTTTAAACACCAAATGTATAAAACCTTTGTAGAAAGTCGTATTCTCCAATGGCGCGAGGATAGTGGTGACGAATTTATAAATCTAAACATAGCTATTGATGCTTACCTCCCTGAGCGCGAGGGTAAAGGTAATAAAGGAGTCTTTATTCAAATTGCCAAACAACTTAAGGAGAAGATACTTAATGACCAAGAGGTGTGGAACACAGCTAGTTTTACTCAGTTGGAGAGACGAGCAAAAATTGAAAGGAACCTTTGCGACCTTCTAAGGTTAGGAGTAGTGAAAAACTATGAGCACCTAAAGGAGCTTATAACAAAACTTTAGGAAGAAAAACCCGCACTAGGCGGGTTTTCTTGTCTCAGCACAGGGGAGGACTCCCTGCCACATCTAACTCTAGTGTGTAGTATAAACCGCAGCCGAGGCACCGTCAAACTCATTACGGAAACGTAAGTATTGAGGGTCAGAAGGTACTTGGTCATACACGGTGTATTCAAATGGCATATTGGCATAATCACTTGTTTGGAAAGTAATATCAAAGCCTTTAGTGATACGCAATTTTGGAATCTCGATTGCGATTTCACGACCATCGGCCATTGTACCGACAATCTTAGCAGCCAAGAATGGTTGCTCAGATTTACGGCCAACAGGGACTACCAAGCAACGGCGGATTTTAGAGCCAATGCTCACAGCTACGTTTTTGATGGGGGCATCAAATTGGATTGTAGGGGTCAGACCTGTGGTTGTAGCGATGATTTTACGTGGAATGACAGTATCGTCATAACCCACTTGAACCATCACATAGTCACCAACGGTATAACCTGCTGTAGCTGCTACATCAAAAGTATCGGTACCCAATGAGGAACTTGCTACGGCAGTAGTAACAGTTGTTTCAAGCTCAGTTTGACTAACACTGTAGCCATTAAAGCCTAAAGCGTATGCCCAGTTAGAAGCATTGAACTCGTAAACTTCGGACGAAGCACGTACTGGTTCACCTGTTTTAATAGAGTGAACTACCGAGTTACGAATACCTTGAGTTAATTCAATGTAAGAGGCTTCCGCCATTAACTTAACATTCTTAACTAAACCAATGGAATGACTTTCAGGACGAAAATCGCGTAAGTCAGCTTGTGCGCCCAACATAATTGTGGCGGTGCCGACTAAGAAATCAATGGACTTGGCTTCACCTGCCATAATTAGTCTCCGAAGTTACAGAAAAGTGGTTGTGTTCCTAGTTTAACAAAGTTACAATCATATAACCACAGGTTTTTTTAATACACATTTGAGGTTATCATGTCCAAAGTTAAAACTAAAGTTGATGTCATTTACAGCATCCGTATTACACAAGAAATGGAAGACAAAATCCAAACCATCGCTGAACAACAAGGCCGAACTAAAACTAATGTAATTCGGCATTACCTAAACTTAGGTTTACAAGTTGCGGGTCAGACTCCATCATTAACCCCCTTGCAAGAGGACTAAAGTCCAAGTGTTCGAGTACATTTGAAAGGGAGAGCGAGAGTCTTTGCGGGTCGCTCTTCTCCTTTTTCAACAGGTAAGACCTTAACCCCGTTCATAATAATGATTGAACCTTTAACTGAGGTTCCGTCAGGTTGGTATAAACCAAACTCGGTCATCGGCAACATATCATCAAAAATTAAACTAAGAAGGTTACGCAATCTAAAACAACCTTCATCCTTAAAGGTACTTACAGTAATTAAAAAAGTACCCGAGAGAGTATGCTCGTCAACTTCCGCCTCTACCTGCCATGCGCCGATTAAGTCTTGCTCAGGTAGCGTCTCTATAAAAGTGTAGTCATCAAAGAGGACTGCCTTAATAGGGTAACCAAGAGTTAATGTAGCACCTGCGGCTAAAGCCTTAATTCTAGCAAGAATACTGGTTTCTACAATGTTTAAAATACCATTACCAATCAACATATCTTAACCCCTAATTAAACCGTAATAGCTGTAGTGTTTTCTAATAACAGCAGGTAACTTAACAAGGTAGTACCAATGAAGTAAAGCACCTACGTTTGGTCTACCTATAGAGGCTTTAGCGGATAATTTTGACCTTGCAAAACCAGTGCTTTCATTATTGTCGGGGTCAATCATTTCAGCTACTGCTCTATCTGTGAAAAACTTTACTTTCTTTACTAGGTTAACCTTAACCTCATAGTGTCTAAAGTGTGGACTAAAGTTCTTAATACGGTTAGCAGATACACCACCCGCTTGTCGAATTAAGTTATCCGTGTTGCTAAAACGACCTCTTTTTAAACTTAACTCCTCACCTGCTTGGTATATTTTTATATCCTTAGGCTCAACCTTGCCAAAAATACTGGCTGAATGTTGTAACCTACCTTTTAAAAAAGCATCTAAACCCACAAGTGGTTCCCCATCTTTGTTAACAGCTTTGCCAAACTTAAAGTAGTTAGGTAGATACGGTACACCAAGCCTCTTTTTCTTATTAAACCACTTCTTACTAAGGAGAGTGTAGGGATGATTAGCTTCCGCTCCAACCTCAAGCCTCTCCCTATCTTTAGTATTAACCTTGATAAATAAACCTCTATCAACACCTATAATAATCCTTTGAACCTCATCGCCAAAGGTATCTAATTTGAGGTTTAACTTATGGGCTAGGAGAGCTTTATTTTGAGAACTGATAACTTTACCAACCAGTGTGGCGTGACATTGCTCCGTAGCTGCAGTAGCAACTTGGCTAAAGATACTGGCAAAGTTACCTTCACTCATTACGTTTCCACCTTATAAATATCCTGTTCCCGATAAACTCGTTTTACAGGCGTACCATCCAGTAAGTCACCTACAGCAACTACCTCTGACATAAAGTAACAGGTATTGGGTTTCTTATTACCATGTACGTCATTACCATAGTTCTCTGTCTTTTTACGGCAGTGAAGTATTTGCACAGGTGAAGCAAGATTACTCACAGGCTTTAGAAGACCAGTTGTGGGGTCTTCAACTTTAACCTGCTGTACCTGCCACTCGACTCTATCAGGTAATGGGATTAACCGATAAATAGTGTCTAACACTTCTTTACTATACGATGAAGCCGCATAATGATTACCTTGAAACAGGAGGTGGTCTCCAGCAAACAGCACAGCTTTCTTAGTCACCCGAAGAAGTTGATTAACCTCCTCGGTTGCTGTTAGCTCACCTGTGGGGTCAACAAACTCACCCATCACCCCCGCGTTACGGGTTAGGTTTTTTAGAGCCACTTTGAATCTTTTATGATGAAGTTTTCTCATCTACTAAGCCCCTGTAAATGGGTCAACCCCGCCTGATACAGCAAACAAGGCGGCTCCAACCAAGGTGCTGGCGGTGGGTAGGATAGCCGCCAAGGTGTCAGTAAGCTCTTCCTCTAACTTGGCCACTAACTTATAGGGGTCAAATTTTGTTGCTCGTTGAAAACTAGCTTTCTCAGCGTCCGTTTTCTGCGCGAGACGTTGAGGTAAACTGACTGCGAGGTCAAGGGCTGCTTGCAAGGCCACCGCTTTGTTGGCGTTAAACGAGCTGAGACCTTCAGCATTGAAGGGTGTGGTAAAGTTTGAGCCGTAAGCACCCACAAGAGTATAGTAAGCTTTAAGTAGGTCAATCTCGCTATCCTCCAACTCATCTAAAGTAATACCTATATAGCTTCTTACCGAGTCTTCGTTAACAGTTAAAGGTACAAACTCAGTAATCTCATAATTCAATATAAGTCGATAAGCTCCACCATTAACTATGTAAACGACCTGCGCTAACCTTGACTCAACTGAGTTAGGACTAGTTAACGTATTCACCAAGTCAGGGACATTAAAGGTGTAGTCACTACCTGAAGCCGTTTGGGTTTCAATATGCAGTAAGACACCAGACTTAGCTCGAATAGTTAACGTCACATTCGTTGAAGGGTCAGGGATGATAAAATCCCCATCACGTACCAAGCGTACACTTAAAACGGATGATGTTGCATCCTCAACCCAAGTTGTCATGGTTAGTCCCCTTTAGAGGCTGCAGATTTAGAAACTTTACCCTTACTATTGGCCACAGGTGCCGCTGCTTTAGGTTTTAGGTAATCTTCAACATCAGCTTGTGTTAAGGTGTTAGGCACATCTTCAGCCAAGACTTCAAGTTGACCTAGACTGATACGAGTCTTTACAAAAGAGCTTGCAGGAACTAAGGTAGGTTTTTGAGAGTCGATATTAGGTGTTTGGCCATCCAAAGGACAAAGCATAAAGGACCCAGTTGTTTTTACAATTAACATAATGACACACTCCTAAAAGTTCTTTAGATTTTAACATAAAAAAGCCCGCAATTACGCGGGCTTTTTTCAGAGCAGCAACTTATTAAGCAGCTACATCCAAGACAACACGAGCTTTAGGAATAGCAATCTTGTAGCCAGTTTCTTCTGTTTTCACATAAGTGATGGACTGGTTCAAAATGGAACGCTCGCTTTCAGCGATGTTACCACCTGCCATTACTAATTCTTCTAAAGCTTCAGCTTTAGTCATAGCAACGATTTTACCTGCAGGAACTGCAGAGCTTAATACCACGTTAACCATGCCGTTCATAAACGGTAAGGTTGTGCTGACCGCAGGTGCGCCTTTTCCAATCATGTAGTCAACAGGGCTTGTAGCACCTGCGCCAATGATAGGTTGAGCCATAAACATCAATTCAACATACATATCGAAGTTTACAACAAAGGTATCAAACACATAACCAGCGTTGGCGTTGCTCATTAAGAACTTAGCTAAAGCTTTGTAGTTTGCAGAGCTAATCACACCACCAGTTGCGCCGAAGGTAGAGAAGTTTTGTACATCAGCAGCCGCATTAGTACCATCGCCGTTAATCAAGATGCCTGTTGCAGCAGCAACTTTGGATTTCTCTAACTCACGAGCAATACGCGAAGCGAACGGAGTCAAAATATCTAAAGACGCATCACGAGCAAACTCGTAAGACATCTCAATACCACTACCGCGTTTGCCGAACTTAACAGAAGCTTCGCTAGTACGAACAGAACGTACAGGAATGCGGCCTAACTCGCTAACGATATAGGTTTTGCGGTCATCAGCATCATCTTCGTAGTAAGTCGAAATCATTTCACGCTGAGACACAGTACGGGACTGGCCAACGATAGCGGCAATGTTTTCAACTTTGTTATCTTGAAGAGTTTTAAACTTCAACATATCGTCAATAACTTCAGGGAACATAGCGCGAGTACCCGCGTATGTTTGGAAGGTATTGGCGGCAGCTTGAAGAGTGATACCTGCTTCAAAGTCGTTCGCGTGTGGTAAGTTTAAGGCAACTTTAACAGCTTCATAACCGTTAAAACCTTTCCACTTGTTGTCGCCACCTTTGGTGTCCACAGCTAAAGTTAAATAGTCACGGAGGTTTAAACCAAAAGAGGCCGCATCTTTAACAAGTTTCATACCTTTATCGGCAGAATCACCTGTACTTTCAACCATCAACAAAGCTGCGATAGCTTCAGGAGTAGTTTTTACAATATCTTTAAAAGGACGCATATTTTCCTACTCCTTAAACGAAGATTACATCAGCAGTAGTACCGTTAACGGCAACTACTAACGAACGTGGATTGGTACCTGCTTTAACAGAACCTGCAGTAGCAGAACCAACAACTTGGTCACCAACAACAACAGTACCAGTGAAGTTCCAAGTGAAACCACCTTTAAACTCAACAGTGCCAACACGAGTACCTTCAGTAGTACCAATGGAGGTTGTCTTTAGGTTACCAATGATTACATCACCAGCACCTGCTAATTTAACAGTGTTGTTGGCCGAAGTATCTAAGGCAACAGGTTTGCCTACATCAGCAGCTACAATACCAGCAGCCAAGTAGCAAGTTAAACGGAAGTTATTTTGTGGAATGCCCACTAAGGACACGCCACCTGAGGCGATTGCAGTCATCGCGTTTTCTCCTAGTGGGGGTTAGCGTTTTGGAGACTTGAAAGCATTGGAATGCGACAAGTCTACAGAATTAGGGTTAGTTACATCAGTCTTCGCTGCAGTTAAGTTAGGAATCCCACCTAAAGGAATCTTAAATGGGCGAACACTTAACTGAGCTTCTTGAGCCGCTTCTAAGGCAACTTTTTCAGCTTCTAAAGCAGCTAACTTAGCTTCAGCTTCAGTTTTAGCTGTTTCAGCAGCAGCTTCTAAAGCAACTTTTTCAGCTTCTAAAGCAGCTAACTTAGCTTCAGCTTCAGTTTTAGCTGTTTCAGCAGCCGCTTCTAAAGCAACTTTATCGGCTTTCAAAGCCTCAAGCTCGGCAACAGAAGCTTTTAAGGTTTCCACTTCGGCAGTGGCAGCACCTAATTTTGCTTGGAGTTCAGCGACTAACATAGGGTCTTCCTCAGTAGGCTTAGTGGGTGACCCAAAAAGCACAAATTCAGGGTCTTTCAAAGAGGCTGCTAATTGCGACCCTTCTTTATAGTAAGCAGAAGCGAGCAAACGCTTCTGTGCACCTAGTACCTTAGCACCATTACTAGCACCTTTAGATACGAGGCTTAATTCACGGAAATTCGCAACACCGTCAGGCTTAATGTGGTTAGTACCCATAGCCATGACATGACCATTTTTACAGGTTTGTGACCACATGGATTCAGGGTCTTCCATCAAGTCAACATTGCAGGTGGAGCAAAGCAAACGCTTAAACTGCATACCAACGCTGACTTCCTCAACAGTGCCATTATCAAGGCGACTGATTAACTGAGGACTGGTGCCATCGACAAAGAAAAGCACACGTAGTTCGTCAAAACCTTGAGGAGTTTTTAGAGCTTCACCGTGGAACACGCGACCTACGGGAATCTCGTAACCTTGCTCGTGTAACGTATGTAACGGAACAAAGCTACCTGTATTTAGCATGGTAGCTGCTTCTTGAAAAGTCTCAGCAGTAATCTGACCCTTATCAAAAATAGTGCCGCGCTTATTAAGAGGTAATGAAGTAACCGCTGTGGCTTCAAAGACAGCAACAGAGTCATAGTTAATCTCATCACCGACAGAAGCCTTGATGAGAGCTTTCACTTTTTCATTAAGTTCAATACGTTTCATGGCGTACGTTTGTTAAGTTTGTGTAGATACTGTAAAGATTACTATAAAGAGACTTGGTTTGCAATCACATTATAGAATAGGTATAGACAGAGGCGGGGTGGGGAGCTACCCTAAGGTAATAGTCGTCATGTAGCTCAACAACGAGAGAACAATCGTTCACGAATAAGGTTGCGTGTGCAAACCTCGCCATGATAACAACAAAAGCTTGTGGAGTTTAAAACCCGTTTTAGACTCCACAAAGTTTAAGGGTTGGGGGGTTCCTGACCGATAAAAAGCCTCCAAACGGAGGCTTTTTATTTTAGTGTAGCTAGTTATTTTTTAACCGCATTGCTCTTTGCACTTTTGTCTGCTGCCGAACTCACAGACCTACCTGTGGGGTCATTGTTGGGAGATATACCACCAGCGTCCACTACGCTTCCCTTATCTGCAAACCCTGTACCACTTAATATTGGAGCACTATCAGGACGAATGCGGCCAAACATTTCTAAATGGTATTCATCATCGTCTATAACACCCAAGCTCAAATCTTTAAGTAAACGCGCTTGGCGTAAAGTTAATTGAGCTTCTAATTCAGTAGCTGGCCGCATTTCTACGGGTCTAAACTTCACAATAACTTGAGAAGTGCTACCTGTCAGTCTTAAAATAAAGGTGAAAATCTGCTGGAATAATTCCGCAATAGGTAAGTTTAAGGCTTCGGCATTACGCGCAAATAGGTGAGCCTCAACCGAAGCTGTGTTAACACCTGCCTCGCCTCGACCAAGAATAGTGGCCATTACCCGTAGAGCTGCTTGGTTCTGCGCGTTTAAGGTTTTAATAATTGGGTCAATATTTAAGGTCATACCTGCTGACTTTGTATTCACCACAGAGGCTTCAATAGAATCTGTATGAACAAAGGCTTGGTCAGCACGTAGCCCTGATACCGTATTTGAGATACTGGTAATTGTGTTAGAGATATACTGCTGCAACTTGGCATTATCAGCTTTAATATCCAAAGGTGCGTTTTTATTGATGACTTCCTCTAACACCTTAATATCCAAGCGTGGGTAACCTGTCAAAGTCATAATACGGTACAGGTCATTGATGATACGCTGACGAGCAGCCACGGTGTTAATGGCCGAAACAAAAGGTGAGTAGGAGTAAGCCGACTTAGGTGACTGTCTAAAATAGGATGTGAAGATTGTTGGGTAGTCTAAAGATTTATTCGTTCCACCACCTGAGGGTACTTGCTCAGGGACTAATCGACCATTTTCGCGTTCAAACCACTCGAGGCTAGAAGGGTCAATTAGTCTTACTGTCTCAAAAATACCTTCTTTAGAGATGATGGCTTCCGAGACAATACCCCCCCGAAGGATGAGCATATAACGAAGCTCTTCGGCAATAGCTCGTAAGGTAGGTTTGTACAAGTACCCCACAGAAGCGTAGTCATACCGAGTAACTAAAGAGTCAATGATGGCATTGAGAACCTTTTGCCCATTGCGGTCAATCTGCCCATTAGCATCTTTAACGTAGGAGATAATCTCAGTATCTGACATCGTTAAATAGGCATTAAGAGAGGCAGAGGCATCAGGGTCGTGGATTAACAGGTTCTCCATTAAAGCTTTAGAGTCGGAGGTAACCCGTGTGGCAAAAATGTCTGTTAAGTGTTCCTGATACTGAGGAACGGTTAGTACGTTTGCAGGATTGTTACTTTGGTAAGTGGGACTGTCAGCCACACCCTGAGGATTGGCTACCTTTTTAGGCAACACAATTTGAGCTAGTTTGGAGGTTAAGCTAGTAGCAGCCATGAGGTGTCGCCTCTTGTACAAAATTTATTGAGTTAAGGGATTGTAACATAATCACCGATAACCCCAAAGATTACCTGTTGACTGATTCCCCATGTTGACCCCTGCAAAATGAAGCACTGTATTAGGGGTGGTTTCCTGATGATACCCTGTGAACTCACCTGTGTAATACTTAATTGCTGTACTGGTGTAAGCCATACTGTGAAAATAATGGTCTTTTCCTGTAAGTTTACGCCAAGTAGGGTTCTTTTCACCGTTCTTTTCCCGCACCATGTCGCGTAAGTGAGCTTTAATGGTCTCACGTTGTTGCCCATAGTTATAAAATTGAACTAAGGATTTACGGATAAGGTTAGCTAAGGTATCAAGATGCTCAGTACGGTCAACTTGAAGCGTCTTGGTTGTTTCAACTTTATCGTTAATTTCTAAGGTACCTGAATATTGGACAGGGATAATTCGCCCGTTACTCCAGTCAAAAATACTTTTGGCTAGTGTTTGTTCAGGGTATTTGTCGATACACCCTTGGGCAAAGTTATACTTTAAGTCGAGAGCTTTTAACTGGTCAAGTAATTCATCATCTTTACAAGTGATAAACTCAAGGTAATCTACACCTGACTTTAAACCCTGTGAGCAACTAGCCACGGTGATATGACAAATACTACCCACATCAATGCCAACAAAGTTCTTTCGATAAAGTACCTCAGGTGCAGCCCCTAGTTGGAAGCAAGGCTTTAATTCACTATCCGTTAAACGACTAGAGCTTTCCTCAAAAGTCTCACCCAGTACCGTGTTATACCACCCGCGTAAGAAGTCACGGTCACGGTATTTAATAAGCTCACTGATAATGTAAGCAGGAGACAAGGTGGAAACTGTAAATGGCCGAACACGATACCCGCGAGCGAGGTCACGGTGAGGGAACTCAGCTACCCAGTCGCGTTTACCCCCCTGCAGGTCGAGTTCACTACCACACTTTTCACAGCTAACAAACACGTTGTTTAGTTTGAGGCCATAAGTGTCGATAACATTATTATCAATATCGACTAAGTTAATTTCATCAGGTAGGTTGTCAATGTGGATAAAGTCTTTTGTAAACTTAGGTAACTGCCAGTGGTTACAACAATCACACTTTAAAAAATACTCACGCTGGTCGGTTGTCGAGTACCCTTGATGAACACCGTAGTTTTCAAACGTAGGTGTGCTGAATTGTTGCATGATTCGGTAACTGGATGCCTGTAAACGAGACCCCAATAGGCCGACCATTTGTTGATTGGAGAGGTCAATCTCATCCACCATGATAAAGTCAGCAGGGGTTGAGGTAGCACTGCCCTCAGTGGCAGGTACAACCATCAGGTAAGAGTCGCCGATTTGCTGAATATCCATCGAGCGAATCGGTTTACCCCCTGCGAGGTTAAAGGCTCGGTCTGTTTCAATGATAGGCATGATACGGGTTTGAGAGTTTTTCTTCATCATCGCTTCGGTGGGGAAAGTCATCAAGACAGTAACCCCACGATTACGGGCGCAGAAGGCCGCCGCTTTACGAATTTGGCATTCCGTTAACCCCACCTGTGATATTTTTATCACATGAAGGTTGGGATGTAGGTCATCTACGATTGCTTTTTGAAAGGGGAATCGCTTAAAGTTAAAAGGAGCAGACCGCAGGGTGGTATTTTTACACACCCAGTCAGAGTAACTCATATTCACGGCATCAATAGAGAACCGTGAATTGATTTCATTCTTTAGATTTAAAGCAAACGGGTTAGACATAATTGTTACCGTATTGTAAATTTACAAAGTAGGAGGTTGCAATGTAACCTCTCCGCGGATATTATCTGAAAACACCAAGAGGACACCTAAATGGCCAACACCTATTACCCCCCCGTCCAAGAGGGGACGCTTCGTGCTTTGCTCGTTATTAAGGCAGCTATTCAAGCTGAGGGGCTAACCTACCTTGATGACGCTAACTACTCCGATGAGATAATAACAAATTTACGACATCTTTTCACAGGTAGTGTCAGTAAATTAAAAAAAGAGCGTTCTGAACGCACCTCAGACACCCCATTGGACTTGGAAGCGGAGACACGCTCTCTCTATGATGAACTTGTGGACTTCACTGTTGAAAACGATGGTTCTTTAGATACAGGTGAGATTCTTAATGCCATTAAGACCCGTACCCAGTTACTCGAGAAACTGCTCTCTCAACTAGAACGTGCAAGTGAAGTGAAAAAATATGGTCAGTTCCGTGAGTTTGTTATCAAAACATTACAAGCTTACTTGACCCCTGATGAACGCAATCAGTTTATGCAAGACTTGGAAAACTTACTTTAATTTAAAACCTCATCTTAAAAGAAGACCCTCATGTCAAAAAATATATTTGCAGATAACGCCCCGAAGTATTGGGCGGCGAAGATGCCTGTCATCCCGTTACGGCCAATGTCGAAAATGCCTTTTCCACAAGGTTGGCAACTACACCACAATTCAATGCCTGACGAAGGCACTCAACATTATTGGTTAACTCAAATACCTGCAGGTAATATTGGTTTACCGTTAGGTGCACAGTCGCGTGTCGTGGCACTGGACATTGACACGACAGACGAGGAATTGATTCGTTTAATTGAGTCATCCTTGCCGCCAAGTAGTTGGATTCGTTATGGTAAAAAAGGCAAAGTCCTAGCTTATAAGTACACAGGTCAGAAAACCTTCCGTATTAAAACAGCAACAGGCGAAACGATTTGTGAATTACTTAGCGAAAAAACACAAGTTGTGTTACCGCCGAGTATTCACCCTGATACCAAGATGCCTTATACCGCAAACTGCAACCTGTTTGATGTTGTGGATAACTTAGCCTCGTTGCCTTCGGATATTGAAGATAAGTTACGGGCAGTTATCACAGATTACGGCATCATCCTGTCGCGCAGTGGCCATAGCAAATTAACCGAGTACATTAGCTCAGGTAGCCGTGATACTAACTTGACAGAGAAGGCAGGGCTGTTTGCTATGGCGGTCATGCGTGGAGAGCGTACCCTATTAGAAGCGTTAGGTATGCTGCAATCTTATGCTGATGAATTTATCCAAAATGTCGTTGGCGATGCAATGGATATTGAAAAGCATAAACGAAACCTAATCCGTTTCCTTAGCAGAGATGTGTTAGATAAAAAGAAAATCTTACCTGAGGGCTGGGACACAGGTCTGAGTGACAAAGAAAAATCTAATCTTGGTGTAACCTTTGACCGTGACACTGAAGAGTGGCCTTGCATTGACATTATTAACTTCTTAAAGGAAAAGTTTATTGAAGATGAGGGACAAGGTACAGCCATTAGTATGGAAGCTGCTGATAAGATTTTACGCAAAATTGCTTATTCTAAGAATCTTAACCGCTTGGAAATTGACCGTATTTTATCGCTGATTGTGAAAGAGGGCGGCTTAGAAGTAAAATTAGGCACCTTAAATAAGCAAATTAACGAAATTAAACGCGAAGATGGCATGGCAGGTGCGAACCATACCGAGATTGCCGAAGCCGTTTTAGAAGATATGGCCAACTTGTTTGATTTTGCCTTCGACAAAGGTCACTTTTGGAAGTTTAACGGTAGTAATTGGGAAGTTATCAAAGATGCTTGGTTGATTCGCCACATTAGCCAAAACTATGGTTCTTACGAGGCGGCAAAGCGTAATGGCGACATGAAAGGCATACTGAGTTTAATGCAAAGTTTAAGTCCTCAAGACTTGAAAAAATCTCCGTTGCAAGGTGTTAACTTCGTCAATGGGTTTTTAACTGAAGACTTGCGCCTGTTGCCACACAAAGCCGAGTTTGGTATGACGTACACGTTACCGTTTAGATATTTGGCTCCTGAGAAACCGATTAGCTTACACCATCAAGCACCCTTGTTTTCTGACTTCTTGGAAACGTGTTGGGGTAGTGACCCTGACTTTAAGCAAAAAGTTGAAGCGTTACAAGAAGCCCTGCTGGTGTCTCTGTTTGGTTGGGGTAGTCGCTTTCAACGAGTTATCCTCCTACATGGCATTGCAAAGTCAGGGAAGAGTCAGCTTCTCAACATAGCCAGTGCCTTGGTTAGTGACGAAGCGCGAAGTGCTGTAAACCCTAACGCATGGAGCGAGCCTTATACGCCCGCGCACATGGTAGGCAAATTACTGAATATCGCGGGTGAGTTATCTGAGGAACGTAAAATTGATGGGCAGCGATTTAAAGACATCGTAGATGGCTCGGAAATCACGTGTCGGATGCCGTATGGCGAGCCTTATAGGTCGCAAATAACGGCAACACATTGGTTTGGTAGTAACCATATTCCGAAGACACGGGACACAAGTGAGGGCTTTACCCGTAGATGGTTAATCCTAAACTTTAACAACCCTGTGCCTGAGTCGAAAGTCCAAATTGACATTGCAGGTAAAATTATCTTGGCTGAGCGTGAAGTGATAGCAGCGTGGGCGATTCAAGCCATGCCACGATTACGGGCGCAGCAAGGGTACACTTTACCAAAAAGCCATGAAGCGATTATGGAAGAAATGGCTTGCATCAATAATGTAGTACGTGCGTTTGTAAAGAACTCGAATGAACTTAGCTTTCAACCGAATCTACAGATTACTGAAAAGAGAATTTATGAAGTGTTTTGGTCATGGTCGCTGACACATGGTACCGTGAAGATGTTGAACATCGGCGAATTTAGGTCGCGTATGCGTGAACTGAGCCTAACACTTGGGTTTGAGATTCAAGTGGACGAGGACACAGGCTCGGCTATCTACTTCGGTGTGGGTATCAACCCTAAGAAAGGAGGTAACTAACCATGTTAGCAACTCTTGGCGTAGAAGTTAATTTTCGTACAGGTTCTGTCCGTTTAAATCTTGGACATTCCACGATTGGTTTAAACCCTAATTTTGAAGACAAAGGCTTTAGCAAACAAAATGCGCGATTACCTAGTCTGTTTCAAGTGACGCAGAATAAACTGGACTTAATAGATGATGAACTTTGGACGGAGTTTAGCATTGAGGATTATCGTAGAATCCGCCCCTTACTCCCTATCCCGTATTTAGTGGATTTGGGTGACATTCCACCTGTGATTATCTTGGATAAGGAACCTGAAATATGGCACACACGCGAGCCTCATGCCTTGGGTTTTACAGACTTCAGGGCCGCTTTGACGAAGACAAACTTGCTCCCGTTGGTGACAACATCAACCGCATTACGGGGTCGGTTACGCGAACTGGTGAGACTGCCCCGCGAGAGACCCCTCATCATGGTGTTGACGGATACCGAGACTTTGCCTCTGCATGGAAAATACCTGAAGGAGTTAACTCGTCCTTCCGAGATGACTGCCTTGCACGAGCTAAGCTTGTTGAAATTTTGGTCGAGAAAAGTTTACGAGACAATCGTCTTCGGGGACATGACTGACTTGGCCGATGTTATTAGACTCGAAGGCCATGTTTATGGGGAAGGCCATGTTTATGGGGAAGGAGCGTACCTGTAATGAACCAAAGCCAACTTAAAAACCAGCAACAAGTTGAAAACCAATATGTAAGCCAGCAAGAAGTTGAAAACCAACAAACACCTCGAAAAGAGCTGTTTATTAGCAATGCGACTAAGTGGGACACGACCACTGAGGAGGACAAAGCGTTTCAAAGTCGGCAGTTTATCGGGTTAAAAGCGGCTGATATAGCGCAATACCCTGCCCAAAAACTAGCTAAAGTGCTGGCTTTTTTGCCTGAAAACACCACGAGAGAGCTTATTTTTCTGACAAAAGACCCTAAAAAACAGCAGTTTTTGATGGAAAATACTCCTCACGAGGGTCTAAAACACCTTTTAGCGGAGATTTTAGACCTAAAAATGGTAATAGATGGCGAAGACTTCACCTTTGCCTCTGTTAAGGTGCAGCAAAAAGCGTTGGAGCAACACCTTAAAAGATTGTGTTTGTTTTTCCCTAATGCAGGGATGCTTATTAAGGACTTGCGTCTTGCAAAAGCTATCTTTGAGAGAACTTATCCGTTCGAGATAACCGATGAGATGATTAAAGAGAGCGTGTCAAAGATGCCGAGTATCTTGAGATGGTTAACGGGTCAGGGGAAGGTGGGTAAGGGTTGTTTCCCTGATTTAGACAACCCTAAACTGCCTCCCTTGTTCGTTCGAGCGCATAACAGTTCACCTTTCAAGACTAAAAGGAACGGTGACAATGGGTATAATGGGGACAGCCAAACTCTCTCCCTAATCCCTAATCTAGCTTATGTTAGGAAGGGTGTTAACTTGATTGCTTACCCTTTGACCAAGATGTTGGAGGCTCAGGGTGAGGGGAAAAATAGCTCAACCAGTGAATTACCGCCTTCTGCTGACCTTGAGGGTGTAGGTCTGCACAGTAGGAACATGAAATGGGTGTACACAGGAAATTGGTCGGCTTGGGGGTATTTGGCAACCACAGGTGCTTGGTTAAACCCGAGAGGGCGGCTCTCCCTCGATGGGAAGAAGTGGAACCCGAGTGCGGTTCTATTCGGGGCAACGTGGGTGAATCGGTGTGACCACTTAGACCATTTGGACTTGAATCCTTTTCATTGGCAGCGGAGGCATTATAACGAGAAGGGGCGATGAGTTAGGAGTTAGGAGTTAGGAGTTAGGGTAAAAATACCTCGTGACATAAGCGAAGCATGGGTCACGGGGTACGGTTCACGGTTCACGGTTCACGGTAAAAGATGTACGGTTCACGGTAAAAGAGGTACGGTTCACGGGGTACGGAGGGATTTGTTATAGGGGGTGACAAACGAACCTCGGGTTACGGGAAATTTTTATGGGGGGAGTTTTGGAACAGAGCGCGGGCGCGTGTGTGCGCGTATAACATAATCGTGTACCCCTTGTCAACCCCCTAAATGTAACAAGATATATTATACACTTGTACTTGTAACAAAATATGTGTAACTTGACACTGTAAAGATGTTACATTGCCCTATATTGTCCTACAATCTAACACGTTTTTTGTATTGGTGGCTTATAGACACTTATCACTTGCTCAAAAAATGTGCAACAAATTGCTCAAAAAATAGGCAATCCTGACTGATTGCCTATTTTTTGAGCAAGTGTCCTATAGACACTATTATCAATTGTAACAAAACATTCTACGCCATACTCCGAAAAGTGTTACCTCGGTAACACAAGTGTTACCTTTGACACATCTTGTTACACGAAAAGTAACACTTTTGTTACCGTATGTTTACAGTGTAAACATATAAGTCATTGTTTTATAACGAGTTTTTTTATAAAAAAAAGTTGGCACGGGTCATGCATTGTTATACTCGTCACTCTGATGAGGCGTGATGTGGTACGTTCTTTTACACATAGTAGCGTCTTTCTTATCACAACGACCGAATTTTTGGTTGCGGGGAAGGTGCGCCTAAAACACACAAAAATCCGATAGGTATCGCACTTAACTAAGAGTAAATTAAAATGAGTTATCAATCAGAATTAGCAACCTTAGCAGTGAAAACCGCCAATGGTAGTTTCACCAACATCGTAGAATTGAGTAAAATTTTGGCTGTTTTCGGCACAAAAAAAGAGGTTAAAACGTGTTGGGTTGACGCTTGTGAATCCAATGGCCTTTTAAAGGCAACTGCTAATGACTACTACAGTCTGGCGAATGTTGTTGGTGAATTGGTTATTAGTGACTATAAAGACGCTAAGGCCTCAAGTGTGACCCTTCTAAAAACACGTTTAGAAGATATTGGTATTAGTAGCGTTAAGTCTTTAAAAGCCTACAAAAAGGCTCAAAAAGACGCGGCCGTTTTAATCCAGTCACTTATGGAATTTCGCACCTTAGAGGGTGAAGATGAAGAACTTGAGTCGTTGATTCAAGCGTTAGAGACCATGACAAAATTGGATAACATTCTAGTGGTTATTAATGCTGCTCAAGATTTTATCGCTAAAATGACTGATACCGAAGCTACCGAAGCTACCGAAGCTACCGAAGCTACCGAAGCTACCGAAGCTACCG